AGGAGCTCGAGCTGCGGCCTGGACGTTCTGAGCCGCAGGGCGCAGGCCTGGCCCTGCCGTCCCTGCGGCCGGGCGAGCGCCGGCACGTGGAGGGCGCCACCAACCAGGAGCGGCTGCTGGATTACCTGCGGCGGTATGGATCCATAACCCAGGCGGAGGCGACCCAACACCTGGGCGACACCCGTCTAGCCAGCACCGTGCACAAGCTGACAAGAAAGGGCCAGGTTTTCCACCGGGAGCAGGTGGCCCTGCCCACCAGGTGGGGGACCACCGCGACCGTTACCAGGTATAGCCTTTTGAAGGGGGGCAATTAGTGGAGTATCGGCACCCTGACCGCTTCACCATGACAAAGCAGCACCTGGCCCTGGTGTCTGCTATATGGGTGCGCTGGGATGATATGGGGATTGGCGCGCCGTTTGTGTCCTACCGGGACCCATACGGCCCAGGGCTGTGCGCCAGCCAGGTGTTGCACGTGGTGGGGGAAAATGTGGACCTGCAATGGCGAGAGGCCCGCGCAGACTTCCACCAGGTGGAACCAACAGCACGCTGCCAGAAACGGGCGCAGGTGCTCCACAAACAGGTGGGCACAGCGCTGCAAATAGTGCTGGCCACGCAGAGCTGGGAGCCGGGCATATATCGGCGCCTGGACGCCAACGGCCTGCAATGGGAACGGATTTAACCCAGGAGTTAACACGGATGAGCGAACAGCAAACAAGCCCACGGCTGCAGGTATTGGCGACAGTGCACAGCCATAGCACCAAGCACCGCCTGCTGCAGGACGGGACCACCCAGGGCACCGTTACCTGCAAGGTGTCATTTGAGCACAGCGTGGAGACTATGCGCCAGCTGGCTGAGCTGGAGGGCCAGCTGGTGGTGCTGACCGTGCAGCAGGGCCAGCTGGTGCTGGACCTGATTGACGAGGCCAGCGCACGGAGCCAGGCGGTGCAGGACTGACAGGACGCGGTGCAGCTGCTCGAGCTGCACCAGGTGGAGGCAACCCGAACGTTAGGGGATGAGCATGGACAACGCGAAAAAGGCGAACACGGAGCCCGCAGCCGGCGCGCTGCTGCCGTGCGGCACGGAGCTGGTGGCAATGTTCCAGCCATTGGGTGCCACGTACAAGGACACCAACACGGGGGCCGTGGGCAAGTGTACGGCCATGACTGAGTATGTGACCGGGTACCGCGCCGTGCAGCTGAGCGGTGTTGATAGCACCGGCCGGCCCATGGACTGGTGGGTGGACGTGCAGGCGCTCGAGCTGCAGGCGCACAAGGACGGCCCGAACCTGGGCCAGGACTGACCGCGCCAGGCCGGCGCCGGTGGCCATGGAGGGCAGCCGGCGCCCGCCTGCATACGCGGGTCCTTTATGGGTAAAAACCGTTGAAGGTGAGATTTTCCCACGGTTCGCTAGATGGGGTGTTTTTAAAAGGGTGGTACAGGTGGTACAGGTGGTACAGGCGCAGCAAGCCGGAAAGCCGAGGGCATGAGCGCCACCGGCATGTCCATTAGAGAGTATGCCGCCCACCGGAAGGCTGCAGGCCTGCGGGGCGGGAATCCCAGCGCCGTGCAAAAGGCGATAGCCAGCGGCCGGATTGCTGCCGCCCGGGACCCGGAAACAAAACGGATTGACCCGGAGGCAGCGGACAGGCTCTGGCTTGATAGCACCGCAGCCAATGCCGGCACCCGGCCGGCCGCCAGCCCGGGCCCTGCAGCGCCGCCGGCGCCGGCGGACGGGGAGCCGATACCGCAGCCGGCAGATTTCAATAGCGACACATACCAGCGCAGCCGTGCACGGCGTGAACACTTCGCGGCACAAAACGAGCAGCTGAAATTCCAGCAGCAGTCCGGCGCGCTGGTGGAGCGGGCCCAGGTGGAGCGCGAGGCGTTCACGGTTGGCCGCGAATTGCGGGAGCGGCTGCTGGTGATACCTGACCGCCTGGCCGCGGTGCTGGCCGCGGAAACAGACGCGCGCGCGGTGGCTGCCCAGCTCGAGCTCGAGCTGCGCCAGGTGCTCGAGTCCGTGGTGGCTGCCCAGGCGCCGAAACCCAGCGGGGCCAACTAGTGGGCAGCAATGCCGCGATAGCAGCAACCGCCCGGGACGGCGCCGGCGCCGGCGTGTATACCGCGGCCTGGTGCCGCGGCCTCGAGCCACCGCCGCAGCTGAAAGTGTGGGAATGGGCGGAGCGGGAGCGCGTATTGCCGGAAGGCCGCAACGCAGAGCCCGGCCCCTATCGCGCCAGCCGCACGCCGTACCTTATTGAAATCATGGAGAATCTAAGCCGCACCAGTTCGGTGTGGCTAACCGTGGCCATGAAGGGCGCGCAGGTGGGGTTCACCACCGCCGGTGAAAACTGGCTAGGGCAGATTATTGGGGAGGGCGGCGGCCCGTCTATGTGGGTGCAGCCCACCGTGGACGTGGCCAAGCGGTGGAGCAAGTCCCGTATAAATACGATGATCACCGCCACGCCGGCGCTGGCTGACCGGGTGACTCCAACCAAGTCCAGGGACGGCGACAGCTCCACCCAGCTGTCCAAGGAATTCCCTGGCGGCAGCTTGACCATTACCGGCGCCAACAGTGCGGTGGCCATGCGCCAGGCCTCAATCCAGAATCTGGGGTTGGACGAAATCGACGGGTACCCGCCGGACGTGGACGGCGAAGGGGACCCGGTGTTGCTGGCGTGGAAACGTACCAACACCTATGAGCGGACGCGCAAAATCTTTGAGCTCTCCACGCCAACGGTGCGCGGTGCGTCAAGGATTGAAGCGGCTTTTGAGGAAACGGACCAGCGATACTATAACGTCCCCTGTCCGCATTGCGGCACCTTGCAGGTGATCCAATGGAAGCAGATTAAATGGGACAAGGAGAATCCGGCCGCCGGCGCCTGGCTCGAGTGCGCGCATTGTGAAGCGCGCATTGACGAGCACCATAAGACGGCCATGTTGGCCGCCGGCACGTGGATACCCACCGCGGAGTCCAAGCGCCCGGGTGTGCGCGGGTATCACCTATCTGCGCTCTATAGTCCGTTAGGGTGGTACAGCTGGACCAGCGCCGTGCTGGATTTTCTCGAGGCCAAGCGTTCCGGTAATGAGGCCTTGCAGACCTGGACCAATACGGTGCTGGCGGAAACATGGGAGGAAGGCGGCGAGCAGCTGGCGCCGGAAATCCTGCTAAACCGGTGCGAGGAATTCGAGGCGGAGGCGCCGGCGGACGTGCTACTGGTTACCGCCGGCGTGGACGTGCAGGCCAACCGCCTGGAGCTCGAGGCCGTGGGGTGGGGTTTGGGCTCTGAGTCGTGGAGCCTGGACTATCGGGTACTGTCCGGGGATCCGTCTAAGGATAGGGTCTGGCACCAGCTCGAGGATTACCTGGAAAGGACCTGGGAACATGCGGACGGGGACCGCCTGCCGCTTGCTGGCATGGCTGTGGATTCCGGATACATGGCGCACAGCGTTTATGATTTCGTGGAGGGCCAGGCCCAATTCCGAAACGTCCACGCAATAAAGGGACAAGGCGGTTGGCACTTGCCGCTTGTTGGCGCACCGCGCCGGCAGAAACGAGGCCGCGGCAAGCTGGCGGTGGACCTGTATATGGTGGGCGTGGATAACGGCAAGGCCCAGGTTTACAGCCGCCTAGCCCAGCGCGCCCATGGCCCTGGCTTCTGCCATTTTCCTGCTGGCCGTTCTTTGGATTATTTCGAACAACTAACAGCGGAAAAGTTAGTAACCAGATACACCCGCGGGGTGCCTGTAAAAGTTTGGCACCAGACCAGAGCCCGCAATGAGGGCCTGGATTGCCGGGTTTATGCTAGTGCTGAGCTGGCCATACTGGCGCCGGTTTGGGATGTGCTGGCACGGAAACGGCAGGAGGCCCGCGAAGGCACAGCGGAAGAATCCACCCAGGCGCCCCGGAGCAAGCGCCGGAGCAGGTGGGTAACTGGTTACTAGGGGTTCCTTTTGAACGTCCCGCAGCAATTCACCCAGGGCGACACGGTAGCATGGCAGGAGTCTGTGGACGGTTACAGCTCCGCGGACGGCTGGGCCCTTGCCCTGGTCCTGGTCCGTATTGGTGATGCGCCGGTAACGGTTGAAGCTACAGCTGCAGACGGCGGTGGATTTTCCCTTGAGCTGACCGCCGCGACTACGGCCAACATGGAGCCAACCGCATACAGCTGGGCCGCGCGCGTCACCAAGGACACCGCCCGGCACACTGTTGCGTCTGGTCAATTATCCGTGTTGCCGGATATCGGCGCCGTTGGTGCTGATGGGTTCGACGGCCGCAGCTGGGCAGAGCAGGCGCTGGAGGCCGTGGAGGCCGCCCTGCTGGGCGTGGCAAGCAAGCGCCACCAGGCCCACACCGTCCAGCTGCCGGAGGGCGGGACACGGCAAGTGCAATACCTATCCCACGGCGAGCTGCTGACCGTGAGGGATAGACTACGCGCGGAGATTGCAAGCGCACGCCAGGAAAAGAACCTAGCAGAAAACGGACACAACGCGGCCGGTATAGTCCGGGCGCGTTTTCGATAAGGGGCGGACGTGGCGAATCTTGGCCAGCAAATAGCGGACGGCCTGGGCTTTACATACCTGCGGGATATGCGCCGCTATGCGCACGCCAAGCTGCGCCAGCGCCTGCACGTGCTCGAGGGTGACGCTCCGGCTACTGGCCAGGACCGCACATTTAGGGACCAGCTGCGCGCCTTGAACAAGGCACCGCGCGGCGCTCGAGGCATGAGCATGGCCGGCCTGGACGGCCGGGCCAGCGGCGGCTTGCCTACCATGCCCACCCACCCAGACACCGCGGTGCGCACTACGCTGCGCACCTTGCGGGCCCGCAGCCGCCACCAAGTTGCAAACGATCCATATGCGCGCAAGGTGGTGCGGGAGTTCGGCAGTAACGTGGTGGGCCCCACCGGTGTAACCCTGCAATCCCGGGCGGTTGACCCCAACGGCAAACCGGACAGGGGAGCCCGCGAGGCAATAGAAAAAGCCTGGGCATTATGGTGCCGCCGCGGCTGTTGCGATGTTACCGGGGGCCGCAGCTTTTCCGATGTTCAACGGTTGTGGATAACCGGCATTGTGCAGGACGGCGAAAGCCTGGTCCGTATGTGGCACGGCCGGCAATGGAACCGGTACAGCCTTGCGGTGCAGGTGGTGGACCCGGAGCTGGTGGACGTGGACCTGGACGCAGAGCTGGCAGGGGACAACCACGTGCGCATGGGTGTGGAGCTGGACCCGTGGGAGCGCCCGGCTGCGTATTATCTGTCTGAGCTTGCAGCCGGCCCCACCCTGATGGGTTACGGATACCATGCTGTGCGCCGCCACCGGGTGGAGGCTGACAGGCTGTTGCACGGGTTCCTGCCGGACCAGCCGGGGCAAACCCGCGGCTTGCCGCTGCTGTCTCCGGTGCTGTTGCGCATGGCTATGCTGTCCGGCTTTGAGGATGCCGCGGTAATGGCTGCCCGGATCGGCGCCGCCAAAATGGGATTCTTTACAAGTGCAGACGGCGAGGGCTACAAGGGCCAGGCCAAGGATGCAGACGGCGGCCTATTTATGGACGTGGAGCCCGGCACCTTTGAGCAGCTGCCGCACGGCGTTGATTTTAAAGGGTGGGACCCCAAGTATCCGGACGGTGACGTGGGCCCATTCTCCGCCCATATGCTCCGCGGTGTAGCCGCTGGCACCACCGTGCCATACCACAATCTTGCCCAGGACCCGGCTAGTGCCAATTACTCCAGTCTTCGAGCCTTCAGCATTGAAGCGCGCCAGGTGTGGCGCATTTACCAGGACCACCTGGTGGAGTCTCTGGTGCGCCCGGTATTCGAGCAATGGCTGCGGGTGCAGCTGGCTGCGGGAACTCTAGTAACGGGGAAGGGCCAGCTGCGGCCGGACCGCCTGGATAAATACCTGGCCGTGGATTTCCAGCCGATGACCTGGGACGGCGTGGACCCGCTCAAGGATGCGCAGGCCAACCTGCTTAACGTGCAGAATGGATGGGCAACGCCACAAGAAATTATCACCGGCCGCGGACGGGACCCGGAGGCCGTGGTGGCGGAGCTGGCCAGCTGGCAGGAAATGCTGGCTGCCGCCGGGCTACCGCCGGCGCCTGCTGTGTCTGTGGTGACGGTGACAGAGGACGAGGACAAACCGGAAGGGGCAGAGGATGCCGAAAAATAACCAGGAGCCGCAGGACCTCGAGCGCGAGCTGGACCCGGAAAGCCCGGAGCAGCAGGACGAGGCGCCGGCCAAGGACGAGGACCTGGACGGCACCCTAGTGGATGCTCCCACGGAAGGCACCGGCGGCGAGGATAGGGCCATGCTGGCCGGCGGGTATATCCAGGCCGGTACCGGCGAGCTCCTGGCCAGGAGCGTGACGCCTGACAAGGGCCACCTGCGCGCCGGCGCAGAGGTTGAGCGCAGCATGCCGCTGGAGGTGGAGGGCGTGGACCTCGAGGCCCGCACCGTGGCGGTGGCGTTTTCAAGTGCTACACCCATTCCCAGATATTGGGGGGATGAGGTGTTGTCTCATGCGCCGGAGGCTATCCGCCTCGAGCGCCTAAAGGACGGCGCGGCCGTCCTGGTGAATCATGCAACCCACGATCACGTGGGGGCGGTTATCCCGGATACCGTGGAAATCGACACCAAGGGGGAGGTGGGGCGAGTCGTTTTACAGTTCGGCCGCAGCCAGCGAGCCCTGGAGGTGTTGCAGGATATCGCGGACGGGGTGCGGCGCCACGTTTCTGTGGGTTACACGATCCACCTTGCAACCGAGGAGCAACGCAAGAACCAGCCGCCGCTGGTTACTATCACGGACTGGGAGCCGTTCGAAATCTCGATAGCCTCTATCCCCGCGGACATTACCGTGGGCGTGGGGCGGGATGCGACCGGCCACCAGGACAAGCCCGAAACTGTGCCGCAGGTGTCGGATGGAGAACCGCAACAGCGGCAGGACGCCATACAGAAAGGCGAGGAAATGCCTAAGCAATTGACCAACGAGGAAATCCTAGCGCAGGACCGCCAGCGCACCGCGTCTATCCTGGCCCTGGGTGACATGCACGGAGCCAACGAGCTGGCCCAGCGTGCCGCCGGCGAGGGCATGGAGCTGGAGGCTTTCCAGTCCCAGCTGCTGGACGAGCTGAGCAAGCGGGACGGCAGCCCGGTGCGCCAGGGCGATGTGCGCGAGCTCGAGGAAAACCACCCCACCAAGCTGGACATGCCGGCCAAGGACCTGCGCGCTTACAGCCTGTTCCGGACCATTCGGGCCTTGACGGCCAAGGACTGGACCGGCGCGGAGCTGGAGCAGGAGTGCCACCGCACCCTGGAGAAAAAGCTGGGCAAGCCGGCCAAGGGCGCCTGGGTTCCCCATGACGTGCTGGCCTACGATATTCGCGGGGACGGCCTCGCCATGGACGCGCTGCGGGCGGACCAGCACCCGGATGCTGCCATGCTCTACGCGATGATGGCCGGCCGCCGGGATATCACCACCGCCAGCGGAGGCACTGGCCTGGTGGGTACGGATCACCTGGCCGGATCGTACATCGATATGCTGCGCAACCGCAGCGTGGTGCTGGCCCTGGGCGCTCGCGTCCTGGACGGCCTGACCGGGAACGTGACGATTCCGCGCCGGACCGCGGGCGCCACGTTCTACTGGGTTGCCGAGGGTGCCGGCACCACCGAGTCAAACCCGGCTTTCCTGGGCTTGACCCTTTCCCCCAAGACCCTGACCGGCAGGGTGGACCTGACCCGCCGCATGCTGCTGCAGAGCAGCCCGGCCGTGGAGCTCCTGACCAAGGACGACATGGCCATGGGCGAGGCTGTGGAGCTGGACCGCGTGCTGCTCAATGGCCTGGCCGCCAGCGGGGAGCCCGTGGGAATCAACAACACCAACGGCGTGGGCGCTGTCATTGGCGGCATCAACGGGGCCAGCCTGACCTGGGCCCACATCGTGGAGATGGAAACCAAGGTTTCCCAGGCCAACGCGGCCAGGGGGAACCTGGCGTATGTGATCAACGGCGGCACCCGCGGGTACTGCAAAACGACTCCCAAGGAATCCGGTTATCCGGTGTACCTGATGGGCGAGAACGGCGACACCCTCAACGGCCACAAGTGCGCCGTGACGGAGAACCAGCCCGGGGACCTGGACAAGGGGACCGAAACCGGCACGTGCCAGGCTCTCACCTATGGCAACTTCAATGACGTGCTGGTGGGTTTCTGGTCCGGCCTGGACATCAAGGTGGATGAAACCACCCTGGGCGACAGCGGCGGCCTGGTGCTCCGCTGTTTCCGGGATGCGGACGGGGGCCTGCGCCACGCTGGCAGCATGTCCGTGATGGAGGACGCGCTGCTGTCCTAGAGGACTAGCAGCAAACCGGCCGGCGCGCCCAGTGCGCGCCGGCTATATCAGCCGCAAGGCGGTGGACGCGGCGCAAGCCGCACAGAGCAGAATGGAATTAGCCATGTCGAATAACGAGCTACCCGAACTCCCGCAGGCCATTACCAGCCTCAAGGACCAGCGCTGGACCGGACCCCGCGGGACCCGCCACGTGCTCGAGCGCGCGGAAACCATCAAGGTGGGGGACCACAAGGGCCAGATGCCGGAGGAAGTGGCCCGCGAGCTGCTGGCCCTTGGCACCGCGGTGCCGGCGGACAGTGAGAAGGCCAAGGCCGTGCAGACCTCTGCCAAGCTCGAGAAGGCCCGCAAGGCCAAGGCCGGGGAAAAGGCCAAGGCCGCGGACAGGGACCAGGGCAAGGGCAAGGACAAGGAATAGAGCCAAGCCATGATTGAGGACGCCACGGACCGCCTGGAATTTCTGGACCCGGAGGAATTCGGCACCACCGCCACGGTGGGCGCCGTTCCTGACGTGCCCGTGATTTTCCAGGACGAGCACACCCAGGCAATGGGCATTGATGGATCAAAGCCCATGATCTGGTGCCGTACTGCGGACGTGGCGGCAGCTGAATTTGGAACGGCTGTAATTGTGGACGGCCGCAGCTGGACGGTTGCGGCCGATCCGCGGGACGATGGCCACGGCATGACCACCTTAATGCTGGAGCTGGTGTAGTGGCAGCCGCCGGTGTGGTTACCAGGATACGGGTTATTGACCCTTCCGGTGGACGTGAGTCCAGCCGGCGCTGGTTTGCCCGCCATGCGCGCCGCCTGCCGTCCAAGGTGTTTTACCCCGCCCAGGCTGATGCGATTAACCGGACCCTTTCCAGGACCCGCACCCGTGCAGCCAAGCGCATACGGGCGGCCACGGAGCTGCCAGCGCGGACCGTGGGCCGCCGGCTCAAGCTGCGCCGCGCCAGCGCAAAGCCAGGCCGCTGCTGGGGCGCCCTTACGGTGTGGCACCGGGAGGCCGCCGGCGCCCGGCTCTATGTGAACATCGACAAGGGCAAAAGCCTGGGAGGGCGTGCCCTGAAAAACCGGGAGCGCAAGGCGCAAGCGAAATTCCCCGGTGCCTTTATGCGCCGCGGCAAGTACAGCAGCGCGGTGCTGTATACAAAAACGGCCGGGGAAATGACCCCGCAAACGGTGGATATGGATATGGCGCCTGGCATGGTGCTGCCGATTCTGCAGCGGTATGTGTCCGCATACATGCCGCGGCGGTTTCAGCAGCAAGCCAGGCGCCGGCTTGATAAGGAACTACGCAGGGCGGTGGGCCTCAAATGATCCATTACCGCACCAACCTGGTGGAGGCTGTCCGCGGCGCGGTTGAAACCGTGGCCGACTTGGCCGGCCATACGTACCGCGGGGCAGAGCGCCAGGCCGGCAAGGGCCGCACGCCGTGCGCGGTGGTGTGGTGGGATGATGAGCAGCGCGTGGAAATGCAACCCGGTGAGTCTACGGGCCCGGTGCAGTTTCGTGAGCTCGAGGTGGCGGTGCGGATTTTCGCCAAGGAAAAGGCGCAGGACCTGGACCTGGAGCTGGACACCTTGGCGGCTGATGTAGAGCGCGCGGTGGCAATCCATGAATGGTCCGGCGTTCTCCTGGATATCTGGCTGGAATCCACCAGCCGGGATTATGACGAGCTAGAGCAGCCCGTGGGCGCGCTGACCCAAAGGTGGCGCGTTCTGTACCGGGTGGACACACAGCAGCCCAGTGCTGCGGTTCTGTAGAAAGGGGACACCATGGCGGTGCACACGGGAAAAGAGGGCGTTGTCGAGCTGGACGCGGCCAAGGTGCTGGAGGTGGACGGCTTTGATTACACGGACAACGTGGAGCTGCTGGAATCCTCGAGCCTGGGCGATGATGACAAGGCATACACGCCGGGCCAGGGTGACGGCTCCGGCACTATCAACGTGAAGTTCGACCCGGACGATGCGACCGGGCAGGAGCTCCTGGTGGCCGGTGCTGAAATCCCAGTGCTGACCCTGTATCCCACGGGTAAAACCGCGGGCGTCAAGCTGGAGGGCAAGGCCTGGGTGGAGTCTGAGGGGGTGACCACGGAAAAGGCCGGCATTGTGACCAAGGCCGTGGCTATCCGTGGGCGCCTGGCCCGCTCCAGCACTACCTGATAAACGATCACAACAAGGCGGTGGAGAATGAAGACGACAGCAAAACCCGTGCACCCGGTGGATTGGCTGCGCCACGCATACCGCGAGGCGATGGACGGCAAGCCGCGTAAAGTGGAATTCCCGGAGCTGACCAACCCGGAAACCGGGGAGCCGTTCGTGTGCTACGTGTGGCCGGAGACAGTGGCGGAGCAGGACCGGCTGCAGCGCGCTGTGGCTATGGGCGGCCTGGAGTCTGTCCTGCAAACGGTGGTGGTGCGCTGTAAGGACCGCGACCGCAACCGGATTTTTCAGGACGGGCATATGGCCATGCTGCGCAGGGAGTGCTTGGCGGGCACCATCGTGGAGCTTTGCCTGCGCATTAACCGCGCGGATCCGCCGGCAACGCGGGAGCCTGAGAACGTGGGAAAGTCCTAGCGGCGGACGGCCGCCTGGTGGAGCAGTTCCACCTGGCGGCCAGCCGCGGGATAGGCATGCAGGAGCTGCGCACGGGACGGCCCGGACCGTTGACCGTGGCGGAGTTTGAAGGCTTTAACCATTTGCGCCGGACCAAGGGGACGCATGGGCAAGGACATTAAAAGCCGGTATGTGGTGGAAGGGCAGGACCGGACCAAGGCCGCCCTGGTGTCCGTGCGCAATAACCTGGCTGGCGTGGATAAGGTTGTTACTGGCCTATCCGGAAACCTGGCCGGCGTGTTGGGTGTTGGAGGCCTGGGCTACATGGTGTCCCGGGCCGTCAAAGATACCGCCGCAAGCCTGGACGAGCTGGCCAAAGGGTCAAAGCATATTGGCGTCCTGGCGGAGGACCTGGACGCGGTGCGCTATGCTGCGGAGTTATCCGGCATTGGTGACGGTGAGCTAACGGCCGCAATGCGCCGGCTGCCGGCAGCCGCGTATGATGCCAGCCGCGGCGTGGCTTTAATGGAAGATGCTTTCAGCCGCCTGGGTGTGGAAGTCCTGGACGAGCAGGGAAACCTCAAGGACGTTATTACCCTGCTGGTGGAAATGTCCGATGGCGTGGAGGACGTGGCCAGCGGCACGGAGCTGGCGGCAATCTCCGCCAAGCTGCTGGGCCGGTCCGGCCAGCAATTCGTTACCATGTTGAAGGATGGCCCGGAGGCAATGCGCGGCATGCTGGTGGAGGGCCACGCGCTGTCCGTGCGCACGGCTGACCTAACCGTCAAGGGTGAGGACTTCCAGGACAGCCAGACACGCCTTAACCGGGCTCTGCGCGCTACAGGGGACACGGTGTGGGGGTCCACCCTGCCGGCCCTGTCCCAGCTCGCGGAGGTGGTGGCGGAGAAAACCGTGGCCGCGGTAACGGGACTAGACCGGGATTTCCGGGAGTTCGTGGGCACAATGCGCACGCTGCCGGCGGAGACGGCGCTGGATCAAATCAAGCTGCGGGCAGAGGAAACAAGCGCGGCAATCCAAGATAACGAAACCCGCATAAGGTCCCTGGCCCGCATGGTGGCCGGCAAGTCCCGCGGTTATGCCAGCCTGGGCGATAGGAGCGAGGCCCGCGGCTTGATGCGCGCCAATGAGGGCCTGCGCAAAGAGCTGGCCGCACTGTATGCGGAAACCGCCCGGATGGAAAAGCGCCTGGCCCTGCTGCGGGAGTCCCAGGCCAACCTGACCGAAACCACGGAAACGGCCGCCGCGGCGGCCCGGCACCAAGCAGAGCAGGACCGCGCAACCGCTCGCGTCCTGGCGTCCCTTGAGTCGCCAATGGAAAAGCTGATCAATCGGGAGAATGAACTAGCGGAGCTCCGGGACGCTGGCCGGCTGACAGCGGACCAGTACACCGCGGCCCATGCTGCGCTTATGCAGGCCATGCTCGAGCTGGACCCGGCCCAGCAACGGCACAATGAGCTGCTGAAAAGGGGCGACGAATTAACCAAGCAGCACCTTACACCATTTGAACGATACACGGCCGGCGCGGAGGACCTGGCGGAGCTGTTGAAGACGAACGCAATCAACAGCGACACATACCGCCGCGCGCTGGTGGCTCTGCGCAAAGAAGTGTCCGGCGCTGCGGAGGACCAGGAGGACCTGGTGGAGGCCTCCCAGGTTACCGGCCAGGTGATGGAAAGCGCGCTTTCCACGGCCGCGTCCAATGTCGGCTCTGCTATTTCGGACATGGTGGACACCGCAGAGGCGGACCTATCGGACCTCGAGCGCCTGGCCATAGATACGTCCAACGCTATCCTTTCCGCGCTGTGGCGCGCGGGGGTTGTGCAGCCCTTGACAGCGGCGGCCCTGGGCGCCGTCAGTGGCGGCAGCAACAGCAGCGCCGGCGGGGGTATAACGGCAGCAGTCCCTCCGCCTGCTATTGGCCCGCAATCATTTGCGCCGGAGCAGGTAGCCATGAGCGGCGGAGCGGCTGCTGGCCCTGTGGTGCAATTCCAGATTCAAGCCATGGACGGGCCCAGCGTGGTAAAGGCGCTGCATGATAACCGGGCCTCTATTGTCGGGATAGTCCAGGAAGCATATAACCGCCGCGGCAGCCGCGGCCCTATGGGGTGACAGTAGTATGGCGGACAGATTCCCAATAAGTCCGGCACCAGCCGCCGCGGATATCCGGATAACACAGCCGGCGTTTATCTCGAGGGCGCAGGACTTGACGCAACAGGGGATATCCCAGGACGTGCACAGCATTGGCGCCCGGCTTGCCTGGCCGCCGATGACGCCGGCGCAGGCCGGCCCGCTCCTGGGCTTTGCCGCTGGCCGCAAGGGCCAGGCCCTGCCCTTTGAGCTGCTGGTGCCAGGAATCAGCACGCCGGCCGGGCTGGGCGCAGCTGCTGGCGTGGCGCCTGTTACCAACATGCTGAAACAATCGGAACGGCTCGAGCTGGTGGGCTGGACCATGAGTAGCCATATCAGCCTTGGCACCGGCCGGCTGGGCCCGTTCGGCCAGCGCCAGGCCCAGCTGCCAGAAGTGGACAGCACGGGCGCCGCATATGAGGGGATAACCCAGGATTTGCCGGCGGTGTCGGAGGGCATGCTGCTGGCCAGCGCTTACGTGTACCCCGGAACGGCTGACAGATTCGGGTTTAATATCCATGACCTCGACGGGGACGCGCATACCGCCACCTGGACCTGGGACACCGGGGCGCCTGTCTATACCTCTGGATCACGGATTGATGGATACGGCGCCATTTCGGTGGGCTCTGGCTGGTGGCGCGTGTGGCTCCGGGTGGACCTTGCGGCGCGCGGCCTCGAGGGGCATAGCTGGCGCATGTACCTGTATCCCCGCATTGAACCGGCAGGGATAAAAGCCGGCACGTATATCTATGGGGTCCAGGTGGAGCAGGGCGCAAGTGCTCCCGGGGACTACCTCTGGAGCCGTTCCAGCATTGCGGTGCGCCAGCAGGGCCCGCGGGTGGCCTATCGCCAAAACTATGTAACGGATTCCGAGGACCTGGCGGAATCTGTGGAAACGCTGCAGAGCGCATACATTGCCGGCACCGCGGCCTCTGGTCCGGCTGGCGCTACGTATGGCCCGCCGCAGCTGCTGCTGGCGGACGGCGGCGCCAGCCCGTTGGCAAGCACCTATCTGATATCTGGAGGGCTCGAGGATACCGTGGCCAGCGTGTACGTGCAGGCTGCGCCCAATTGCGGCCGGGTGGGCCTGACCCTGCAGGATGCCACGGCGGCCGATGATTACACGCTCGAGGTGGACGACCTGGACACAGAGGCGCCGGCGGTTTATTCCGCGCCGGATGCAGACGGGTGGGGCGTGGATCCGGTGGCCGGCTGGCCCGGCTGGTGGCGTCTGTGGGTGCACCTGGACGGCACCAACCGCAACCTGGGCAGCCATATCCTGCGCATTGTTCTGCACCCTGACCAGCAGGCCCGTGCCGGATACGGGGCATATTTCGCTGGCCTGCAGCTCGAGCAGCTACACCAACACCCGGGCCCGTATCTGCCAACCTCTGGAGGCGGCGCACACTCCACGGCGCCAGGCGGCAATGCCATTTATGTGGTAGGGCTCGAGCCCAACACCACCGGCGTGCTGCTGGGAAATGATTTCTGCAAGCTGGACGGGCACAGCAAGCTATACCAGCTGGTGGACCAGGTGGATGCAGACCCGCACGGGTGCGCTGTGCTGCAGGTGGTGCCCATGTTGCGCCAGGTGCCGGCGGATGGCGAGCAGCTGCAGCTCGAGGACTTGCCGCTGCTGTGCACGTTCTCCAGTGCCGTGCAGGAATACAGCACCAGCAAGCCGCTGCTATTTGCCTATGGCGCGGACGTGGAGGAATACCACGGATGAGCCGGCTAACTGGCAGCAACCAAGCCGCGAACGATTCAGCCCACCAGCTGCAGGTGCACCTGGTGGAGCTCGAGCTGGACACACCCACGGGCACCCTGCGCATGGCCACCGGCGCCCGGGACATTGACTGGGCCGGGGACACCTACACCCGCGGGGGCCACCTGCTGGGATTTGGCGAGATTGAAGAAACCGCCGGCCTATTGGTTACCAGCGTAAACGTGGCGCTGTCCGGGGTTGATTCCTCCATGACGGCCATTGTCCTGTCAGAGCGCTACCTGGGCCGGCCGCTGCGGATCCTCCGCGGCTGGCTGGGTGAGGACGGCAAGCTGCTGGCCGCGCCGGTGGCAATCTTCGAGGGCCGTATGGACCGCCCAACAATCCAGGAAAACCCGGAGGACGGCAGCAGCACGGTGGCCATTTCTGCCAGCAACATATGGGTGGACTTTGAGCACCGGCCCGGGCGGACCACCAACCATGAACAACAGCAAATCTTTTACCCCGGGGATATGGGGTTTCAATACGCGGCCGACATTTTCAAGGACTTGCCCTGGGGGCGTGAATCATGACCAGCCAGGCCAAGCTGCGGCAGCTGCTCAAATATCTGGACGGCCTAGACGGCCAGCCATTCGTATGGGGCAGCCTGGACTGCCATACCTTTGTAATGCGCTGGGTGGACCAGGTGGCAGGCACTGACATATGCGCCGGCGTGGTGGGCTGCTACGGCACCGCCCAGGCCGCGCGGGATTTCTTGAAAGGGTACGGCCGCACCCTGGTGGAAGTGCTCGAGGGCGCCGGCTGTGAGCTGGTGCCAGAGGGCGAGCTGCTGGAGCCCGGGGACGTGCTGCTGGCCCCGGATCTATCGGAGCCCTGGGAACGCTCCCACCTGTACCTGGGCAGCGGCCACGTGGTGTCCGTGTGGCCTGGCCGTGGTGTGCGTCGGGTCCACCTGGCTGCATTAAAATCTGAGCCGATGGACGCATGGAGGCCGCCGCTATGCCGCCGGTAATTTTAGCAGTAGCCAGCACCTTGGCATATGTGGGCGTGGCCAGCCTGGTGGAGTCTGCGGTGCTGGGCGCAATCCTGGGCGGCATTGCGGCATGGGGCACCAGCCAGCTGGGCTCTATGGTTTTCGGCTTGAACGGCCAGGCCGGGGAGCCGGCGGACCTGGTGGCGCCAGAGGTGTGGCTGTCCAATGAGCCGGGCAATACTGCACCGCTGCCCGTGGTGTACGGCCTCCGCCGCATGGGCGGGACAATTGTTTTTGCCCAGGTGACCGGAGACACCAACCAGTACCTGCACGTGGTCTATGCCATTTGCGAGGGCCCGGTTGATTCTATCGGTGCGCTGTACCTAAACCTGGACCGCGCACCAGTGATCCAGGACAGCACGGAACAACAGGTTTTCAGTCTGTCCGGCGTTTGCGCTGATGAGGTAACGGCAGAGTTTCAGGTGCTCGAGGAATCCGCCAGCACGGGCTCGAGCTCCGGCAGCTGGGCCACGGTGACGGCCTGGGCCAGTGGCACCTATGGCGGCCACCTGGTGCTGGATCGGGACTATGCAGACGCGCAGGCGGATAGCCAGAGCGGGCCCTTTACCTATTCCGTGGCTACGGACGCGGGGGACCTGGCGGACTATGAGGCCGGCAGCACGGTGGCCCTGCGGCTTGAGGAAACGGGCGCCAACATGGTGCCGTTTGACGTGGAGCTATTGCAGGCACCCACGGAGGAAAACAACTATAGGGCCAGGGTGCGGGTGCGCCGCATTGGTGGCGTGTCGCCTATGGCCTTTTCGTTTGCCCTACACGCGACATTCTACACGCCGGGACAAAGCCAATGGCAGGGCCTGGTTGACTACCACCCGCACACCGGTGCGGAGGACCAGGTGGCGGACGCGCTCCTGGCCGCCAGGTGCGAGGGCTGGACCTCTGAGCACCGGCTGCGCGGCGTGGCTTATGCGTATATCCGGTATCGTTACAGCGCGGACGGTTTCCCGCGGGGGGTGCCAACAGCCACCTTTGACGTGCGGGGGCGCCAGCTGTATGACCCGCGGGACGGATCCACCGCGTACAGCCTGAATCCTGCGCTGGCTATTCGCGACTACTTGACCAATGACCGCTACGGCCGCGGCCTGCCGGAGTCCCTGGTGGATGACGCTGCCATTTCCGTGGCTGCAGACTATTGCGAGGAAATGCAGGACGATGGCTACGGCGGCCAGGTGGAGCGGTACCGCTGCCGCGGTGTGGTGGACACCAGCCGCACCGCCCTGCGGAACATGGAGGCGCTGCTGCGCAGCTGCCGCGGCTGGCTAACCCATGTTGGTGGCCAGTACCGCCTGGTGCTCGACAGGGCGCAGGCCTCTAGTTTCGAGCTCAACAGCAGCAACATAACCGGCGGCTGGTCCATTACCCTGGGCGACAGCCGCAGCCTGGCCAACCGGGTGCTGGCGGAGTTCTATAATCCAGACCTGGACTGGCTAAAGGATTATCAGCCAGCGGATAGCCCGGAGCTGCGGGCCCAGGATGGCGGCCAGCTGCTCGAGCGCAAGCTATCGCTGGAGTTCGTGACAGACCCGGCCACGGTTTACCGCCTGGCCCTGCTCGAGCTCAACGCCAGCCGGCAGGCAATTACCGTGCAGCTGGACGTGCTGCCGCGGGGGCTGGATATCCTGCCTTGTGACGTGGTGACAATCAAGCATGACCGGCCCGGGTGGGGCGAGGGCAAGGACTTCCGGGTGCTGTCCATGCGCCTGCGGCCGGAGGGGGGCGTGCGGCTGTCCCTGGCTGAATATGCGCCGGAGGTTTACACCGCGCCGGAGGTACTGCTGGACGATCCAGCGCCGGATACCAACTTGCCCACGCCGGCAACCTGCGCGGCGCCGGCCACGCCAGAGGCAACAGAGCAGCTTTACGAAACCCGCGGGGGCCGCGGCGTGGCCGTGGCGGCCCTGGTGTCCTGGGCTGCTCCAGCGGATCCATACGTGCGGAGCTATGAGCTCGAGCACAAGCTGCACGATGATGCGGCGGCGGGGTTCCACCTTGTGGAGACTACGCCGGCCACCAGCGCCAGGGTGTTGGACGTGGCGCCGGGTGGGCATAGCTGGCGGGTGCGGGCGGTTAATTCCCTGGGCGTCAAATCTAACTGGAGCGAAATAGCGCACCAGGACGTGGTGGGCCTGTCCGCCCCGCCGGCGAACGTTTCCGATCTATGCGCGCAGCCGATAGGTGGGGCCATGGTCCTGAATTGGACCCCGCACCCGGACCTGGACGTGCAGGTGGGTGGCCATATCTGGATCCGGCACGTACACGAAAACGGCGGCACAGTGGCATGGGACAACGGGCTAAATATGGCCAGGGTTGCCGGCTCAAGCTCCAGCGCGGTGGTGGCTTTAATTTCTGGCACCTACATGGCCAGGGCTGTGGATTCCACCGGCAACCTGTCCGGGACCCCGGCCACAATAGAGGTGGTGGAGGTTGACCATTTAGGCATGACGGTGGCCGGCAGCTGGAAAGCTAATCCCGGCTGGTCCGGTACCCACAACAACACCGAAGTGGACCGCGGGAAGCTACAGCTGCAGTCCGGTGAATTAACCGGGGAATGGACCTGTCTTTTAACTTTCAACCTGGGCAGCCCGGCCGCGCCGTATCGCCTAGAGGCGCAGGTGGCCACCTATCTGCAGGACATTGCCACGCTGTGGGATAGCCGGACAGACCTAATTGACACCTGGCCGGATATCGACGGCAGCGAATCCGGGGACACTTCTGTGGAAATCTGGGTGTCTAGTTATGGCGCCACGGGGTGGGGCCCGTGGCAGCGGCTGACCGCCCTGGATTCCATGGGCTACCTGTACAAATTCAAGGTTGTATTGAGCCGGGCCAATGTGGAAAAGAATATCATTGTAACAGCTCTAACGGTTTACGCTCTGGAGGTTGTCTAAGTGTCCCAGACACCGGATTTTACTATTGCAAATGCGGCCGGCTCAACGGTGCGCGCGGATCTAAATACCGTGCTGCGGGCAATCCTGACATTGAACGCCGGCGCGACAGCGCCCACCACAACCTGGCCCCGCATGCTGTGGCTGGATGAAAATAACGGCCGCCTGAAAATGCGAAACGCGGCGGACACCGCATGGCAGACACTGGCTGTCAACCCGGACAGCATGGGCCTGGTGGGTGGATCCTCTGTGGACGGTCACTTTACCTTGAACGCGGGCAGCCTGCTGCTGGGGATAGCGGCCACGGGGTACGCTCTGGACGCTAGCGTGGATGACGCCGGCGACAGGGTGACGCTATGCCCACGCACTGGCGCCGTGATGCAACCCACCAAGGGCTTGCATGTGCACCGCGCCAACGGCAACGTGGAGGTGGGCCCACCGGCCGGCACGGAGCCCAGCAGCAAGCTGGCGGTGCATGGTGCCATTGAGTCCACCGCGGACGGTTTCAAATTCCCAGACGGCAGCGTGCAGCTGGTGGCCGCCAAAAGTCGCACCTGGTCCGCTGACACCCAGGCCGCCCTGGTGTTTAGCAACACGGCCAGCTGGCAGACCAGCGCCGCGCTTTCCCTCACTTTGACGCCAGCCAGCGCCCAGTCCGCTTTCCGGATTTCCGCCAGCGTGGCCGGCTATTGCGGGTCCCGTGGTTATTGGCGCGTTGTCCGGGTGGGCCAGTCCGCGGGGGTGGGCCTGCCGGCGGACGGCGCCAGCACACTGGGCGCCCACGGCCTGCTGCATGCGTCTGCAGGTGATCCGGCGCCGATGGTCCGGGAGGCCGTGACGCTATTGGATGAGCCGGCCACCACCGCGGCGGTTACCTATCGCCTGGAATTCCGGGTTAACTCTAGCTCCCATGCGCTCCATTTGAACCGGTCTAAACCCTACAGTCTCGACACCGCCCAGAGTGTTACGGGGATAACGGTGGAGGAAATCCCGGGAGGCCTTGAATAGTGAACAGCCACGATATCCACAAGGCCCTGCAGGCGCTGACACCGGACGCTGAATACGTGCTTGAGGGCGAAACGCTGGCGGACATTGTGTGGCTGGACGTGCTGCAAACCCAGCCAACGGACAGCGCCATACTATCCGCGCTTGCCACGGTGGAGCAGGATTTTGCAGACGCTGAATATCTGCGCCTGCGGGTGCTCGAGTACCAGGACCAGGGCGTGGGGCCCATGGAATTGGCCCTGGCGCTTTACGCGCACGAATTCGAATCAAGCAGCGGTGACGCTCAAGGCCTGGACGGTATCCGGCAGGCCGTGGAATTGCAGTATCCAGACAACCCATAAACCGAAGGACAAAGCCCATGCGCGTGATTCTCTTTCTGCTCCTGATTCTGGCCGTGGCCCTGCCGGCTGCCGCTGTACCTTATGCGGTTGGTGCCACCCTGCCGGCTGGCACCAACTGGGACGTGGACGGCCTGGAGGACGAGGAACACACCGCCCCGGTGTTGCTGCGCCTGCTCAAGCCGGCAAGGTTGGCGGAGGCCTCCACCAATGGAGCGGCCACCATTTACCTTTATAGGGTCGATAATCTGGGCAAGATAACCCACCGATTCGGGCCGGTTAAGCCGCGGGATTACCACGGCGCGCGCAACCTGCTGGCGAATATCAGGGGGAGGATTGACGCAATCCAGATTGATGCAATCACCGGGGATTGCACCATAACGGTGGGGGACTGATGATGGAGCGCGCGGCACCCGCGTGGATTATTCTGCTAGTGCTGCTGGTTGCTGTGGCTAGCGCGGCGGCTCAAGGCAGCCGGCCAGCCAGCTATTCCACCCAGTCAGGGGCTGGCACCACATCGTATATGCCAGGCCGTGCGCCACGCGGGGGCAATGGGGTGGCGACAGGTGCCAGTCTGGCGTTCAATGGCGCCGCGCCCAGCCTCGAGGTGCGGGCTAATTATTCAATGGCTGTATCTGTGGCTGTGTCTGCTTGCCTGGAATCAAGCCACCCGTGGGGCGAGCCCAGGGGCTGGGAGATTGTGGCCCACGATACCACCGGCGCGGTGCGCGACGGCACACGGACATTTACACCGGACCTGTCCGGCTGGGCTGGCAATAACGGGGACCTGCTGATTACGGTTACCAGAATCCATAACCAGGCCGGCCTGGCTTACACTGTCCGAGATACTGCCACCCTGGCGCCTTTGGTGAACCCGGATTTTTGGAAATCGACAATGGTGGCTTTCAATATGGACGCATGGGGTGCTGGCAGCGCTGACACCTTGGCCCGCCATTCTGTAATTATCTGCAGCCGGTTCTATTTTGACGATATCGGGGGGGACTCCTGGGCCGCCTTGAAGGCAGTAAACCCGTTCTTGAAAATATACATATATGAGAATAGCTATATCACGGATTTGGACGATGATGACCTGCCGCTGTATAGGGACACAATAGCCCGGTGGGCGGATTCTGAGGGCCATAGCATGGGGGCCCTGGACACAGACAACCCGCACTTATTTGCACTAGATGCAGACAGCAACCGGATAACTACCAGCGCCAATTCCTGGCTGCCAGAGCTGACAAGTGCAGACTGGGTGCCGTATATCGGGGAGGCAACCCATACCGATGTGGGGCCTTATGTTGTAGGTGCGAACGGCTATTACTATGACAATTCCGGATACTATCGAAACAGGGGTATTTCAACGGTGCCGGCTACCATGTCCACCCTGGCTATTTATGCGGCCGTGGCTGTGGAAAAGAACCAGCTTCTAGTGGCCTGGAATAAGCAGAATTATGGGCTAGAGACAGCCTTTAATTGTGGGGCCCTGGGGGACGAGCACGTGCGCAGCGCATGGCTGGCCATTGAGGCCAGCGACAATCCGCCGGCGGTTGCGGTCGAAGAAACCTTTGCAGCAACCAAATACACAGAGGCATATGATGTAAATTTCGCCTCATATGGTGAATGGTTCGGCCAGGTTTCAACAATTGCCCAGATTGGAAATACGTTTGTGGTGCTGCTGTCACATTGCAAGCTAAACCCTGGGGAATCCGGCATTGACGAGCGCGGCGCACCGGTGTCCTTTGCGGATATTCGCTGGTTTGTAATGACCAGTTATGCACAGTGCAAAAGTGAAAACACCGCCCTGCTGTTTGCCGGCGTAGACAGGTACAAGGACAGCTGGAGGTATCCGGAATTCAGTGCCCCGGCCCTGGATTTAGGGCCTCCGCTTGGTGACATGCAAACGCTGGTTTCTGGCAGCGCCACGCTGCACTATCGGGTTTTTCGGGATGGCATAGCTTTAGTTAATCCAAGCTATTTCCACGCGGCCAGTGTGGACTTAACCCTACTAGGATCGGCCGAGGGCTACCGGGTTCTGGATGACTCGAATTTTGATGACCCGGAAAACGTGCAGCCGGTTACCTCGATATCCCTAGACAGAAAGCGCGGCCGGATTCTGCTGCCGCCGCTGCCGGTCGAGGCGGGGGACCCGGTGCTATATGTTGCAACAAATGGCGGAAGCTACACCCTTGCCGACGCGGTGCCAACCGATCCGGACACCATAACGGTGCAGGGCGTTGATTATATCCATGACGATATCCAGGTTATTGATGGCGCCGGGGTGTTTGCCTACTCCACAATCAGTCCAGCCTCTCCCCTAACAAGCTCAAGTTCCACCATGTCGGTGTACGTAGATAGCGACACCGCAGGCCGCTTTTTGGAAACCAACGGCCTAGACAGAATGGGGCTATTTGGCTGGTCGACGCTGCCGGATTCTCTAGGCGCGGCCTCTGCCGTGGATAGCGCCAAGGTGGCGCTGCGCGTTGGCAGGCTTGCCGGTGGCATTGATGAAGCGGATACACTGCTGGTGTGTGCCTTCGATGGAGATACAGCGCTAGGCGCCTGGGACCAGTCCGTGGCAGACAATGCCGCATATTCCTATTCAGCTGTTGCCAAGGCAACAGCCTGGCCGTGGGCTCTAGACCAGCTGGGGTCCTTTGGTGCTCTGGGTGTGCCTGCCAAAATTGAACCGCCCTATGATGGGGCTTTTGCTGTCCTGGATATTTCAGAGTCTACGCGGGCCGCGCGGGCTGACTTAAAGGGCGTGGCTGTGGGGGCCGATCTTGATTCAACATCGGACGGCCTCTACGTATCCCACCATGCACATTCAACAACCGGCAACCGGCCTCTATACATGGTATGGGCCAGGAGATAGCACCGTATGACTAACGATGAGCGGGACAAGCTATTGCTAGAAATCAGCGTGCTGCTTGGCCAGGTGGTGGAACGGCTGGACGGCCACCTGGACACACACCGGGGTATCCGAAATGCTGCTTTTAGCATTATCGGAATCCTGGTTGCCGCCGCGGGGGTGTTTGCTGCCCAGGGGTGCCAGGGATGACTGACCATTTCGGCCGCCATGAATTCGCGTGTGGTGACGGCTGCGGCCTCTGTGACCCGCACCCGGAGCTGGTGGTGGGCCTCGAGGCGCTGCGCGTTCTGCTGGGGTGCCCGTTGGGCATAAATAGCGGCTGCAGGTGCCCGGCCCACAATCAAGCGGTTGGTGGCGCCGTAGACAGTAGGCACATGCCTGATGATGAGGGGTTCGCAAGGGCGGCTGATGTGTCCACCAGGGACACCACGCTGCGCCGGCTGTGGTATGGGGCCCTGTCAATACCCGCCTTTCGCCGTGGCGGCGTGGGGCTTTACCTGGACAGCAAGGGGCCGCGGGTCCACACGGACGTGCGCAGGGAGTGGCCGGCCCGCTGGGCGAGGCTGGACGGCCGCAAATCAACGCCGGCGCAGGTGCTCGAGGCGGCGGCAGAAAGGGGGCTGTAATGCCTGAAAACTTCAAGGGGCCACACCGGTGGCGCAAACTGCTGGCCACCATCCTGGCCCTGGTCCTGTTGACCCTGGCCCAGCTCAAGGCCGGCGGGGAGGCGGGCGGCCTGCCAATCACCTGGCCGTATGCGGTGGCCATGGTGCTGGTGGTGTTCGGGTTTACGGTGCCGGACTTGCTGGACAAGGCCCTGCAGTCCGGAGCCCTGGGCAACCTGGGCGGCTTGTCTAAGCTGCCGGCGCCGGTGCGCAAGGCCCTGGGCCTGGACAAGCCGGGCGATGGACCACCGGCCGCGGGGGTGCCTTAGTGGATGGCGGGAGCACGTGGCAGCTGGTTGCCGGCGCGGTGTTGGGGTTCTTGGCCCTGATGTTTGCGCGCAGCCGGCGCCACCCTTCAATACCACCGCCGGCGCCAGACCCGGAACGCCGGCAGGAGATTAAGGACCAGGCGCAGGCCGGCCTGGACCAGGTGGAGCAGGAGCTGGAGAAAGCGGAGGCGCAGGACCGTGCAGACCTCGAGGAAACGCGCAGGACGGTGGACGGCCGCGGCCGTGCTGCTGCTCTGCTTGAGCGCGCCAGGCGCGCCATGGGCAAGCCCAGCGCCAGCTGACACCACCGCCGGTGAGCTGCCGGACCTATCCCAGCTCGAGCAGCTGGAGCTGGTGGCATATGGCGAGGAGCTGGAGCTGCGCGTGCAGGGCATGGAGCGGCGGCTGCGGGCCCAGGCCCGGGCGGATAGTGTCCGGACCTGGGAGGCTGACCAGCTGCACGTGCTCGAGCTCGAGCAGCGCCACGTGCAGGGGTACCTCGAGGGGTACCACGCCGGCGCCAGCTGGCAGGCTAAGCTGGGCTTTGTTGGTGGTATCTTGACAGCCGGCGCCCTGGTGGGGCTGGGCGCCGCAATATTCTAGTGGGTGGCGCGGTGCGTTTCCCCGGCCCGATCTCTCCACCGCCTGGGCTGGGCCGCACCGCGCTGCCACCACCGCGCTGCATTGCCATTGATGTGGACGGCACACTATTCCATGGAGCCCAAGTAAATGAGCGCCTGGTGTCCTGGGCGCGGGGGCGCCATGCGGCCGGGTATCAGCTGGTGGTGTGGAGTATGCGCGGCACCGCCTATGCGCAGCGCGCGGTGGAGTCCGCCGGCCTGGCGGATATCGTCCTGGCTGCTATCTCGAAACCCGGCTATCTGGTCGATAATGAGGGCTGGAAGTGGGCACGGGGCACGGTTGTGGTGCGGGATTTGGGCGGCGCAAATATGGATTAATGGCCTGGCCCATTAATCCGTTTTTGATCCGCCGGATCTGATAAGGTTAGGATGCGGCGGCGGCAGCGTGCCAAGCTCAAAGCGCTGGCCGAAAGCCACCAGGACAATGGCCGCCGGTGCCGGCGGTAGCTCCACCTGGTCCACCAGCTCGCGGAGCGCGTGCAGGTTGCCAGCGCCGGCAGCCAACATTTCCCGGAAGGCCTCCAGGGCTACCTCTACGGGCACCGCTTCCACCGGCTGGCCCACGGCACCCATTTTCTCCCGCACCGCGTCTATCCGTTCTTGGACCTGTTGCAGCCTGCTGTTGACGAGCTGCGGGGCATTGCCGGCGCCCACCAGGGCCACCAGCTGGTCCGCGCTGCGCTCGAGCTCCGCCAGCTCGAGCTCCAGCGGCCGGCGCGCCTGGGCCACCTGGGCCGCCTCTGCTTGCTCGAGCAGCACGGCCTGGGCCGCGGCGAGCTCGAGCGCGCGGGGGTCCTGCGCCAGGCCGTGCGCCCAGGCCTGCACCGCGGCCTCGAGCACGGGCACCCGCAGCAGCCGGGTGTTGGTGCAACCCTGGATCCCGTATGGCCTACAGCGGTAATTCCTGGACTCCACAACCAGGCCACCCTTGCGCTGCTTGTTGGTTCCAACCACCACCGCGGCCCGGCCGCAGACCGTGCAGCGCACCAGGCCGGAAAGCGCATATTTACGTGCTGGCTTTTTCTTGGGCCGCCGGCTGCCGGGCATGAGCTTGTACCGTTGGGCAACAGCCTGGAACAACTCGAGCGGGACCAGGCCTGGGTGCTGGCCTGGGTGCAGAATGGGCTCGAGCCCGTACAGCCACCGCCGGCCCTGCTCCTGGTTTTTACTGTGGTACTCTGGCACCACACCGGTGTATGTGGGATTGCGCAGCATGTTGCGCACGGTGGTGGGGTTCCAATGCTGGCACCCGCGCGCGGTGGGGATTCCACGCCGGGTGAAGTCATGGGCCAGGGCGGTGGTGGACTCGCCAGCCAGGGCCCGCTGGAATAGCTCGAGCACCAGCTGGGCGTGCTCCGGCACTGGCTCGAGGGTATGGCCGCCGATAATCTCCACCCTGCGGTATCCGTATGGAACAGCCGACACCCAGAAGCCGCCGCGCACCTTGTCCACCATGCCCCGCCGGACGGCCCGCCGCAGCTTTTTAAGATAGTCCGCGCTGCTCTGCTCTTTTACGGTGGCCTTTATCTGGCCGGCCATGCCGCGCTCAAAAAGCCCGTCTATGGTGTCCGCTACGTCCACGCCAAGTTGCTGTATTTGCATCCTGGCAATGGGCCCGCTGAATTCGTCCCGGCTCCACCTGTCCCAGTCCCAGGCCAGGACCACACCGCCGGCCAAGTTTCCATCCTCGATAAACCGCAGCAGGGAGTCCCACCCGGGCCGTTTATCCCGGCCGGCGGCGCCGGACGTGGCGCTGTCCTGGAATACCACCTTTTCAACCCAGCCCGGAAAGGTCGGGATATACTGCCGGCAATCCTCAAGCTGCTGGGCGCAGCTGCGCGGGTTCTGGCGTTCGGAGCTGTAGCGCGCATATAGAGCAACGGGAACAGGTGCAGGCACGGGGGCGCTGCTCATGGGGCTGGCCTATGCTTACAGGTGGCGGGGTCCGGTGCCTGGCAGCGTTTCCGGGGGCACCCGCAGAGGTGAGGCTGCAGGACTTTGCATAGCCGGCCGTGGTACTGCTGTATGTGGCAGGCCTCGCGTATCATGTCCTGGGCAAAGCGCCAGGGCTCGAGGTTGGGCGCTGCCGCTTTTCTCATGGTCCGCGGGCCGCGCTTCATGCCTTGGCCGTCCACGGTGTCCCAAGTCGAGAAATCAAAATCCAGCTCTAGACTTTCCAGCTCTAAGAGCTCCCGCAGCAGCCGGCCCACGTTCTGGGCTAGATCATAATTGCGGGCTATCCTCTCCAGTAATGTGCTTTGCAGATTGTCCATGGTTTCCCGGTTTCAATTGGCGCCCTTTTTGGAGTTTTCGGACCTGGTGATTGCTTCCACCAAATCCACCACGCTGTCCAGGCCGTCCTTTAGCAGGCCGATCTGCTCCCGTAGCTCCCCAATGATTTCTTGTTTCCGTAACTCATGCTGCCGATTGGGTGCCGGCAAATGGGCCAAATCCTCGAGCCGTCGAAATTCGACGGCCTCCCCGCTCATGCCTGGCACCCTTTCAGATACCAGCCGCACAAACTCGATATTTATGGTTCCCGGGTGCGCTAGGTACCCGTTAACCGTTGAAAAGTGCCGGCCCAATTGGGCCGCAAGGTCCCGCTGGGACTTGCTTTGTTCCTCACAATAGTCTAGCAGCCTCTGGGCTAGAATGGCCCTGTACTCGTCAAGGGCTGCTGTAGCGGTTAACCGCTTGCGCCTGGTCATGTTGGTCTACCTCCTGGGATATCATACGGTATCGTCCCTGTCCTATATAATAGCGCTCCGCCATACTATACCGCTATGAAAAATGTTATGCAAAATATTCTAAATCCGGCCTTGCAATTGTATGGCGCCATGCTATATCGTATGGCCTGCCCAGACACGGAGGTGCAGAGAGTGCAGGGAAGCCCATTGCAGCGAATCAGGGAAACAAAGAACATGACGCAGCACCAGCTGGCAGCCGCCGCTGGAGTCTCCCAAGCAACCGTTGCCAAGATTGAAAGCGGCCACCGTATAGGGCGGGTTTCCACCCTGCGGGCTCTGGCGCGTGAGCTCGAGGTGTCGGTGGGGGAGCTGCTGGAGCTCGAGGGGGGCGAAAATTGACGCCGGAACAGAGTGCCAAGGTGTTGGTGGCTGGGTGGGGTGCGGCGGTGCTTGACCGCCTGCGCGCCTGGCGCATTGAACAGGAAGCGGCCAGCCGCTGCTCGAGCTCGAGCGCGGGGGCCAATGAGAAACGGGCCGCGGTGGTGTAACCGCGGCCCGTTGGTGTCCAAACAATGGAGGCTTAGACCAATGCAAGGACGAGGAACAGAAGTTATCAGCACAATGCTGCAGGTGCAACCAGAACAGGCGGGGCCGCCCCGGGAAATTATCCACCTGGTCCCGGAGCTCATGCTGCTGGCTGTTTATGCGGCCGTCCTGGCTCTGGCAATTGCCGGCTGGCGGGACTCGAGGCGCCGGCGCAATTGGCCCGGCCTGGCCCTGGCTGGTTTCACTGGCCTGCTTGGCGGCACTGGCCTGGTGTCGGAGTTCCTGCGGGTCCTGCAGGCGCAGGGGGTGCTGCTGTGAAAAGCCACACCGCCGAAAAGGTCCGGCCTTATGCCGGCCGCGTCCAGCTGGTCCAGGTGCACACCGTTGGCTCGAGCCTCAATAACCGCGCCGTGATGCTGCAGCTATACACCGGCCAGCTTGTCATTGTTGAATCAGGCCTACCAGAGGCCGCGGCCGGAGTGCTCCGGCGCGAGGTGGCGGAGTTCCTGGACATGGCCGGGGCAGAGGCTGCACGGGCCCAGCGTGCAGGGGGTGGCCTCAATGCGTGAGCAACTGTCACGGATCCGGACCGCCGCGGAAAACCTAACAGAGCTGATCCAGCCCGGTGGGGTGTGTGACCCTGGCGCTAATTCAGCTCCAAGGCTCCAGCGGAAAATCACCGAACTACAGGACGAGCTCTGGGAGGCGGAGGACCAGGTGCGCACCCTCGAGGACGAGCTGCGCGAGGTGGAAAAGGACTTGGACCGCGTGCAGAACGCCATGTCAGAGCTGGACCCGGACGCGGTGACGGCGACACCTGCCCAGCTGCGGGCGCGGGAGCTCAAGCTGTGGCGCCAATTCTTTGGCTATGATGCCCCGGAGGCCCAGGCCGCCGCGCCGGTGGTTTTCCACGCGGGGGGTGCATTATGAGCAGCACCCACCAGATAACCATTACCGCAATCCACAATCCCAGCCACCGCCGCGTGGAAGGCCGCACCCAGGCGGAGCGCGAGCAGCGCACCCGCATGCGCATGGCCCTGCGCGAGGTGGATATACACCAGCTGTCTATCCAGGACATTGCCACCGGTGGCGTGCTGCCGCCTGATTTCTGGGCCCTGGCCGGCGCTACCCGTCCCGCGGACAGGCCGGTGGCCTGGCGCCGGCTCAAGCTATACACCCGCGGCGAGCGGCCGGCCTGGTCCGTGCTGCACCTGGACGGTGGCGGCGGTTTGACTATGTGCGGCCTGCGGATTCCTGGCACGGGCACCCATGAGGTGCGGCTATCTGGATTCAGCCCAGCCGGCCGCTGCCAGGTGTGCCGGGCCAAGGGGGCCCCGCGTGTCTGATTTCATCATGTCCAGCGCCGTTCTATCCAACCGCAAGTATCTGCGCCTGCCGCTGCTGACCCGTCACGTGTGGCACGTGCTGATAATGTGCACGGAGCCGGAGGGCCGGGCCCACCTGGACGCCATGGAGGTGCAGCAGGTTGGTGCGCTGTGGGGGCCGGCTGGCGTGGAGCTCGAGGGCGTGCAGGCCGCCCTGGTCCAGCTGCTCGAGGCCCGCATGCTGGTGGCGTATGGGCCACCGTCTGAGGATTTCCCCGCCGGCAGCCTGTATTTCATGCCCGGCCGTTTCGAGCACAACCCTGGCCGGGAGTATTGGAACAAGTCCAAGCTGCCGCTGCCGCCGCGCGAGCTCCTGGAGCAGCACCCGCAATACCTCAAGGGCCTGCAGCTGCTGACCAACAAGGGCCGGCTGGAGGCTGACCTGTCCAGGCCCCGCCGGTATCCGGAGCTGCAGGCGGAGCCCACCAAATCCCAGCCCGACACAGAGCAACACGGCGCGTCACGTGACAGCACGGAAGGACACGGCGCGTCACCTCTAGGGGTAGGGGTAGGGGTTGGGGTAGGTGTAGGAGTAGGGGGGGGGATATTCCCCCCATCCAGCTGCGCAACCAGTCCCAGCCAGAAAACCAAGGACATGCTGCTGGATATGGCCAAGCGGCGGGGCCTTGCCCTGTCAAAGGCTGCAGAGGCCGCGGGGGTTGCCCTGCCGGTGGCCGTGGCGGCTGTGTCGGAACTCCGCGCATACCTCGAGGCCCAGCCGCGGCTGACAGCCCAGCAGCTCGAGGACAAGCGCAAGGGTAGGGAACGCCACCGCCGGCAGACGGAGCTGGACGGCGCCTGGGTGCAGCTGCGGGAGCAGCTGGGCCGGGATCCGGCGGCGGTGGCGGAGTCATTCGAGCGATTCAGCGAAGGGACCAGCCGGGTAATGCTGCAGCGGCTGGAGGACCACCTGCGGGCAGAGGCGGCCAAAATGGGCCGCCACCTGCCGGAAATCATGGAGACAGTAACGGGCGGCGCCTACTGGTCCGCGGTGCACGTGCCTGCAGTCCTGCAAGCCGTGTATGCGCCTGCCAGCGCCATGCAATAGAAAGCCGGGGGGCATGATGGACATTTTGGAAGTTTTGAAGGGGTACCGCTGCCGCCATAGCGCCGTAATGGGCGCGCCCATGCTGCTGGAGGTGGCGCTAACGCCAACCCTGGACATGGATACCACCCGCGGCCGGCTCGAGCTCGAGAACCTGGCCACGTACCTGGAGGAACAACTGCAGAAAGGCGCAAACGGATGAGCGCTGAATTAGTGGCCATAACGATGGCGGAGCGAAACCTGGTGGACGCGGTGCTGGAGAAATTCGGCGCCGCGACCACGCTGGAGGTGGGGGAGGCTGCCCAGGCTGCCGGCCTGCACCTGGCCAAGTGCTCGAGCTCCTGGGCCCGCCTGCGCATGGAGGCGCTGGAGGCGGAGGGCTATCTGGTCCGCCTGACAGAGGGCGCCGGCCGGTCCGCGGCTGTCTATGCCAGGCCTGCGGTGCCGTTGTCGCCTGCCGTGGCTCTGCGCTATGGCCTGGCGTCTGGTGCTGCTGTCCGCACAAAGGCAATCAAGCGGACCCGCACGGCCATATCGACCGCCAGCCGGGACGCTGTGCGCCTGGCGGATTGGCTCGAGGCGGAGGATAAGCTGGGCCCGCAGCGCGAGGACTGCAAGCGGGACCAGCTGGTGGACTCCACCGTTTCCGCCCTGCATGACATGGTGCGGCACCTGTCTGCTGCCCACGCGCTGCTCGAGCAGGTGCTGGGTTGCCGGCCGCCGCGGGTACGTGGTGGAAAGGTGGTTTCTGATGACCAAGCATGATCGCATTTTGCTGCGCGGTGCCTGGATTGCGGCGTTTGCTGGCAGCATGGGCGCCTATGGCATTACCGGCTGGCGCGTCCTGGTTTGCGCGGGGGGCCTGATGGCCATAGCCGCGGCTCTGGAGTTTTTCGACAGGCGGCGCGGAGGATGAGCGCACGGCCTGGATATCAGCAGGGCCTGGAGGACCGGGAGCGGGCCCACCGCTTACTGGCCGCCCGGCCACCTGTTGAGTCAGGCCCGGAGCTGCCGGCGGAGGTGTCCCAGTTCCACCAGGGCGCCCTGGTGACAGAGGGGGCATATCTACGCCGGGAGATAGATGCAGCACAGAGGTGGGGCCACCTGCGCAGGTTGGCGGAGGCTCTAGGAGTGCTGCGCTTGATTGACTGGCGGGAATACGTGCGCACGGACGGCGAGCTGCCAGGTTGGGCAGCTGCTGCTATGCGCGGGAACTATCAACAATGCGGAGAAAGTCGTGGATAATCTACACCCGAAAACAGTGGAATTCCGGCGGATCCTGGAGACAACCGAAGGGTTGAAGGTGACGGCCACCCGCCTGGAGGTGGCGCAGGCGGTTTTTACCGCAGACGGCCCAGTTTCAGCCTTGAGCCTGACCTATCAGCTCAATGAGGGCGGGCGCCGGCGGCCAATTGGATACGCCACCGTGTACCGCACCCTGCACCTGCTGGCGGACCACCTGCTGGTGGACCGGACCCTGCCGGTGGAAACCCTGTATCAGGCGTGTGAGGCATGAGCATTTACGCCAACCGCGGCCAGGCGCTTGAGGGTTCGGTAAAGCTTACCGCTACGGTGTACCGCAAGCGGGGCCTGGCCTATGTGGAGCGCGTGGGCCAGCAGGCCGTCCACAAGCGCGGGGGCGAGCTCAAGCGCCGGCGCAGCACGGTGGACTTTCTGGGCGTGGCGGCCGGCATGGCCGTGGCCTTTGACTGCAAGGAAACCAAAATAAGCCGCCTGCCGCGGGACCACGTGCCGCAGCACCAGCGTGATGTGCTCGAGGACACGGAGCGCGCCGGCGGTGTGGCGTTCCTGCTGGTTGAATTCACCAGGGCACCAGGATACCCGATCTATGCCGCGGCCTGGAGCTGGTGCGCGGACTATCTCAAGCGCGCGGACCGTGCCAGCTGGCCGCTGCAGGCCTTCCAGGATGCGGTGGACAAGGGGGAGCCGGTGGTGCAAGTGCACCGCGGCAAGTATGGGGTGCCGGTCCCGTTCCTCGAGGCTGCCATTTCCTTGAACCAGCGCCTGGTGGACCGGTCAATGCTCAACGCAAAGGCAGGGGGTTAGCAATGTTTCCCACCTTTTTTCAATTGATAGAATCATTCACGTTCCGCATTTGGGGGGCGCTGGGTTGGCTGTCCATGGCGGTGTGCGTGGGCCTGGCTTGCAAGTGGCCGGTGCAGGCCCTGGCCGCCTGCACATATGGGGCATTTATGGCCCTGGTTGTGGTGGCCGTGATGCTGTACCGCCTGGTGGTGCAGGTGGAGGCCGCCCCGCATTTGCTTTTCCGGCTGGAGCAGGTGGACCCGGGGGAACTCGAGCGCCAGCTGGAGCTGGGCAAGGGGGTGGCCGATGTTAGGCGCAACTAGGGATATCCCGCCCTGTGACAGGTGCAAGGGCGTGGTGGTGGCTCTGCCGCCGGATACCGTGGCGTGTACCAGCTGCGGCCTGCAGGTGCGTGGCAAAAGCGTGCATGACGCTATGCAGAAATGGCGCCGCAAGGATGGGGTGCCGCGCGGCCGGGCCCGGTGCTACCGGTGCCGGCATGACGCTGGCACGGAGTTCCACGCGGGGGATGATTGCTTATGCGGCGGCTCATATATCGAGCTGCAGGACCTGGCCGTGCTGGAGCGCCTGCTGGAGGACACAGCGCTGGAGCTATACGCACCAGGCCGCGCTGCGCAGGCCCGCCCCACCGCGTACCAGCTCCTGGTGGAGGCCCTACAGGACTGGTGCAAGGGATTCCGGCGGACATCGGAGTGGCCCGAACGCCTGGAGAAATACCTGCAGGACCATGGCCACAACATTACCGAACCAGCCGGGCCGGCTCCTGGACCCGCAGCCGATGCCGCGGAGGGCGACCGCGACAACGGCACCCAGGAGCCCGGCCCGGCCCAGTTTATGGGGATGCTGCGGAACATGGAGACAAAGGAATTAAACCTGGGTTGTGGCCTGGCGGTGGATTCCCAGCACCAGGGGCCCGGCCCGGTGAAATCCGTTTACTGGCTGGATCCGGAGTCAGACCTGGACGTGCGCCTGCAATTGGCCCGGGATATGACTGCCGGCGGGCTGGCCGGCTTGGATGAGGCAGCAGCGGAATTTCATTTAAAGCCGCCAACGGCTGCGGAGGCGGCCACGCTGGCCAGAGCCACCGACAGCAGCAAGGCAGCGGACCCGCAACCACACGCCACCAATGGGGAGGCTTGCCCAACTGGGAGGGGGCAGGCTGAGCCGGTGGCGGCGGGTCCGTTACATAAAGACATGCTCGAGCTCGAGCGCCAGGTGGAGGCAGATAACGCCACGCTGCCGGACCTGGTGCTGTATGCGCATGGGCCACACGCTAAGCCGGCGGGCTTGTATCTATCCATGGCGGAGGTGGGGCACCTGGTGCGCACGCTGCAGGTGAGCCAGGGGCACCTGGAGGGTCTGGCCGGGCCTCGCCAGCTCGCGCTTGCTGACCAGCTAGGTGCTGCTGTGGATAGGCTCCGCACCGCGGGGGGTGGCCATGTTTAACCATTTGCGCGCGCTGTATGATGGCGCAATGAGAACCAATAAGGCCGCCATACGTCCCGCGCTCGAGGTGTCCCTGGCTGTGGCCTTGCTGGCCGCCATGGCGCCGCCGGCGCAGGCCGTGCAGCTCGAGAACGCCAGCGCGCTGCAGCTGGCCGTGGAGATTTCGGCCCGTGGGGTTGCGCGGTGGGGCTGCTGGGCCGTGCACGTGGTGGATGCGTCCTGGACGGCGCCTACGGATGGCGGCCCAGTGCTGTGGTACCACCTAGAGCGCGAGGGGGACGGGCGCGGCGGCATTATGCAGGTGCTCGAGTTCTACGCCATGCCAGAGCTACGGGAGGACGGCCGCTGGCACGTGGACCTGGCCTGGCCTGCCCTGGTGGATAGCTGCCGTGCGCGGGTGTCCGGCGTGAACCTTGGCCCGGATGGCGAGGAACGGGCCGGGCCCTGGTCTGAGTGGAGCGCCTGGCACCAGCTAGGGGGTGCACCATGACGCTGGGATATATCCGCGACACCTACCAGGTGCCGGCATACCGCGGCGGCCAAGTGCGCTTTGAGGGCCAGGTGGGGCGGATCCTGTCCGCCCATGGTCCGCACCTGCGCGTGCTGTTTGAGGACGGGCACCGCGGGAGCTTGCACCCTACTGCCGGCGTGGAGTACCTGGGCCGCGAGGGTCTGCCGCTGCGCATACTGAGCCAGCAGGAGCTCGAGCTGCGGCCTGGACGTTCTGAGCCGCAGGGCGCAGGCCTGGCCCTGCCGTCCCTGCGGCCGGGCGAGCGCCGGCACGTGGAGGGCGCCACCAACCAGGAGCGGCTGCTGGATTACCT